TCATACTGTAGCCGGTCAAAAGGTCAGATGAAGATGCATAACATTAGCTGTAAGAAAACGCCCAAAAAGCGTATTTGCGCGGCCCGAAGGAGATGGAAATGCTAGATAAGTTTCTAATTGGTTTGGTTAGTTTCTTTTCCGTCTTGTCCGTTGGATTTATTGGTTGGGTTGGACTCAGCGTTATTGAGCTGAAAGTAGAGCTTGCTGAAACACATGGTAAAGTAGCTGCTAATTATGAGATGATTAAGCCTATGTGGCAGGCCTTTTTATCGGAGAAGAATGTTGACAATCTCGCGAAGTTCAATATCAAAACAGATTACTAAAGGTAATGGTATGGCAAAAGATGCATGTTATCGTAAAGTAAAAGCTCGCTACAAGGTTTTTCCAAGCGCTTATGCCTCAGGGGCAATTGCTAAGTGCAGAAAAGTCGGTGCCGCTAATTATGGCACAGGTGGTAAAAAGAAAAGCAAAAGGAAGTCTAGTGGCAAGAAACGCGGTAAAACCTACTAAGCCCAAGCGAAAGTTTCACGGGAAACAAATTAAGGGCACGGCAGTAGCAAGAGGCTGTGGGGTTGTTTTACCGACACGCCGTAAGAGAACCAAGGGTTCTGTGGAGCAATCGTAATGGCTGTACGCAAAACTAAAAAAGGCCTAGCTCTGAAGCGCTGGTTCAAGGAAGACTGGAAAGATGTCAGCACAGGCAAGCCGTGTGGTCGCAAGAAGGGCGAAAAACGCGGCGTTCCTTATTGTCGCCCCTCTAAGCGGGTTTCTTCCAAAACACCAAAAACAGCTAGTGAATTGTCGGCAAGCGAAAAAAAGAGTAGAATATCTCAGAAAAAGCGCTTGGGGCAACCCGCCGGCAAACCGAGACGAGTTAAGGCTGTGAAAAGGAGAAAGAAATGAAGCGTCCTATGAAAAAGAATGTTATGGGTAGTGGCATGGTCAGCCCTCGCAAAGAAATGGCGATGGGTGGTTCTGTTGCTGGCGATGTGCGCAGAGCTGTAGACATGGCGCAAACCATTGGCGATGCAATGGCGCAAGCGATTCAAAAGCCGCGTGGTAATGTGACTGGTATGAATGCTAATCGTATGGATCGCATGATGGGAACTTCCCGAAGACCAATGTCAAGCGGCGGGATGCGTCCTCCGATGCGTAAAGGCACTCTCGTTTAATTAACTTATGCTTAAAAAGGAGACTAAGATGGCTATGAAGAAAAAAGGTTACCGTGTCGGCGGCAGAGTCAAGAAAATGGCTAAAGGCGGTTCCGCTGGTGGCAAAACCATGAGACGAATGGCTAAAGGCGGTTCTGTTGGCGGCAAAACCATGAGACGAATGAAAAAAGGCGGTTCTGTTGGCGGCAAAACCATGACTGTTGCACAACTTCGTGCTGCCGCCAAAAAGATGGGATACAAAGTATCTAAAGCCTGATGTCATATTTGTACAGCAATGTTCCCTACTTCAAGGCGTGGGTACGGCGTGAGTATACTCATAACCATGAGGCTTATCATGGTGAGTTCCTGCACGCGATGGTCGTTGGTGTAACGTCTATGCCCAACAGGTGCCTCAGTTTCCAAGTTATATTTACTGGAAGCGAGGTCGAAGATGCGGAAGAAGATACGGTGCACGGCGGTGCAATGTGGGCTAGGATGCCCATAACCGCTCTGGTTGCCGACATACCGTTGGAAGAGTGGCCTGAACCCATGAACACATATGACGCTCAACCTTGGGACTGTTCTTCACATAATCACGCTGTTTATGTGATAGACAGAGCCACTCCCTGTCCTTGGTTGGCTAAAATAGACGGGGAGTTTTTCCCTGCAAAGTATCTGTTTACAGTGGATTACTCTGAGTCTGAAATAGCAGACGATCCAGCGCAACATAAACAAAGTCACGTTTTACAATTGCTTGATGCCGGTGAGTGGACAGGAAACATCGTTGCTTTGCCTAACAATCGTGTCAGAGTTACGCATCCTGCTTGGTTTGAGACTGGAGAAGGCGCACCAGACTTTAAGCCGTCTCAGCATATTCACTACTCAAAAAGTGACTTAGATTATACATTAGATGTAAATAGGGTGTTTGATAATCTTTATAATGAGGAAGAGTAATGACAACTTCAGGTTCAAGGGATTTTGACCTTGACGTAGCAGAGATTATTGAAGAGGCGTATGAGCGGTGTGGAATTGAAATTCGCACCGGTTATGACGCTCGTTCTGCGCGGCGTTCTTTGAACCTGATGTTTGCAGACTGGGCTAATCGTGGTGTCAACCTTTGGACAGTCCAGCAAGGCACACTAACATTAACTAGTGGTACAGCTACATACAACTCCTCTAATGGCTTGGCTTCGCCAATGGCGGATATCTTAGAAGTGGCTCTACGGCGCTCAGGTACAGACTTTGAGATTGACCGTCTGAGTCGTGGTGAGTACCTGAACATACCTACAAAAACAACACAGGGCAGGCCCAGCCAGTTTTACTTTAACCGGCAGGTAAGCCCAGAAGTCACTTTGTGGCCTACGCCTGAAAACAGCACGGATCAGCTCGTTTATTATTATATCACGCGGATTCAGGACGCGGATGCATTGGTAAACACGACTGATGCACCTTTCCGGTTCTTGCCATGCATGGTGGCTGGTCTAGCGTACTACTTGTCTTTAAAGAAACGTCCAGAACTCACACAACTTTTGAAGGTTGTTTATGAGGAAGAGTTCCAACGTGCAGCGGACGAGGATGAAGATCGTGTATCACTGAAGCTAACGCCTGATATTCAGTATCTGAGGGTGTAATGGCTAGATATGCGTCAGGCAAAGATGCGTATGGTATCTCGGATAGGACCGGTTTCAGGTTTCGTTTGAGGGACATGCGTAAAGAATGGAACGGTTTGCTTGTTGGTCCAGACGAATATGAGCCAAAGCATCCGCAGTTAGAGTCTCCTAGAGTAGGAGCAGATCCGCAGGCATTGCGCGATCCGCGTCCAGATCAAGGAGAGGCTTTAAAAGTGTTTGTGGATCAGAACACGGTAGAGACACCGGATGCTGTACCACTACGGATGATAGGGCAAGTTGGTTCAGTTACGGTGACAGTATAATGGCATTTACTCACGCACAGCTTAAACAAGCCATACAGGATTATACGGAAAATGACGAGGCGACCTTTGTAAACAACCTTGATGTGTTCATCCGTCTTGCGGAAGAGCGCATATTGAAGTCCGTGCAGCTGAACCTGTTTCAGAAAAATGTTTCTGGCACCATGACATCTGGAAACAAGTTTTTAACATGCCCCACTGATTTTTTAGCGCCCATGTCGCTTAGTTTTACGAACAGCGCCGGCAACGAGGTTTTCCTGTTGTTCAAAGATCTGGACTATGTTCAGACATACACGCCAAATCCAGCCACGACTGGCGCTCCAATCTATTATGCTCAATTTGATGTGGATAACTTCTTGTTGGGTCCTACGCCTGATGTAAGTTACACCACGGTTCTTCATTATCTCTATCGTCCGACAAGTTTAACTAACCTTAGTCTTGTACAAGATAACACCACATGGCTTAGTGAGAACGCTGAAATTGCACTGCTCTACGGAAGCCTGATTGAGGCGTATGTGTTTATGAAGGGTGAGCAAGATGTGTTGGCCGCTTACAACGCTAGGTTTGGCGAGGCTCTGTCTCGATTGAAGAACTTTGGCGAGGCCTTGGAAGTGTCTGACGAGTATCGTACAGGGCAAATTAGGAGGCCTAAGACCTAATGTTAAAGGCAACAATCGACCTACCGGAGGACTTTTCGGTAACCGTTCAAACCACCAACAATCGAGGCTTTACGCCTGAAGAGGTGGCGGAACGCTGTGTAGATCGTTTGATCAATGTATCTGATCAGGCGCACCCAGGCATCCGTGAACAAGCACATGCTTATCGTAGGCAGATGCTAGCGGTTGTGGCTTTTTACATGCGAGAGGCAGTAAAAAGTGATAGAACTACAATATATAACGCCCTATCAGAGGCAGGTTATAAAGAACTTGCTGAACAAATAAGGAGACTGTGACATGGCATTTACGGGCAATTTCATGTGTACAAGTTTTAAGAAAGAGCTTCTTGAGGCTGTTCACAATTTTAAGAACTCGGGTGGCAGCACCTTCAATCTTGCGCTTTATACGAATAGCGCATCTTTTACCGCTGCAACAACAGCGTATACCACTTCAAATGAGGTGTCTGGCACTGGTTATACGGCAAAAGGTGCGGCGCTTACGCGAGTGGATCCCACCACAAGCGGCACCACGGCGTTCACCGATTTTGCTGATCTGACATTTAGCACGGCAACGATCACTGCTCGTGGGGCGTTGATCTTTAATGAGTCTGCCTCTGGCGATCCATCGGTTGTGGTTCTTGATTTTGGTGCGGATAAAACATCCACAGCAGGTGATTTCACCATCGTATTTCCCGCAGCTGACGCGAGTAACGCAATTATTCGGATAGCCTAATGGCTGACGTAATCGTTCCAATAGGCGGCTGGGGTCGCTCTGGTTGGGGCGAAGGCCCGTGGGGCCAAAGCGGTTTTCCGTTTGCTACGGGGTCTGTTGGATCCGTCACAGTCACAGCAGATGCCAATGCTCCGGTAACTGGTCTTGAGGCTACAGCGGCGGTTGGTTCGGTTACTATAACGGCTGCGGCTAACGCCCCTGTCACTGGCTTGGAAGCCACTGGGTCTGTCGGTAGTGTATCGGTAGTTGCTGAAGCCAATGTCTTTCCGACAGGAGTTTCAGCGGCAGGGGGTATAGGCTCTGTTGTTGTAAACGCCGGAGCGGTTATTGACATACCTAGCGGCCTACAGGCGCAGGGTTTTGTCCACGGCGGTTTTATAGAAGTCAACGCTGACGCAACGGCTCCAGTAACCGGTCTTGAAGCCACCGTTTCGGTGGGTTCTGTGACGGTGGAAACAAAGACCTTCGTTTTTGTTACGGGTCTTGAGGCGACTGCGGACGTTGGTGATGTCGCCGTTGTGGCAAAGGCAAATGTGTCTGTAACTGGTGTTTCGGCTTCTGGCTTAGTAAACCACGTCTTGGTTTGGGGTCCTATTGTGCCAAATCAAAATGCGGGGTATAATCCGATTGCTCCTACGCAAACGCCGACATGGGGTGAGACGACTCCGGCGCAGACACCAGATTGGAATGATATAGCAGCGTGAGAGGCAGTTTAAGTTATGGCAAGCACCTACACTACTAATATTGGTATTGAGAAACCAGCTACTGGTGAACAGTCAGGCACTTGGGGCGATACCACAAACACAAATTTTGATATTATTGACCAGGCTATTGGTGGGATCCAAGCAGTCACACTCTCAGCAACAGGGTCTGGAGCATCTCCTAACACGCTTGACATCACTGATGGTGCTGTATCGAATGGCCGCAACAAGTACATCAGTTTTGTTGATGGTGGGGATCTTGGTGGTACGGCGTTTGTTCAGCTCACACCAAACGATGCTGAAAAGGTTGTTTATGTTAGGAACAGCCTGTCTGGTTCACGTTCAATTCTTATCTTCCAAGGCACATATGATGCTTCTCGAGATCTTGAGATCCCGAACGGCAGGGATGTGTTGATTAAGTTTAACGGCGGTGGATCAACTGCGACAGTTACATTCCTTCAATCACATGAATACTATGTTGGTAATACTCAGCTTGTTGGCGCACTTGATGTAGATGGCGGCACGATTAAGCTTGATGGCAACTACCCGACAGGCACAGGCAACGTGGCGTTGGGTGACGGTGCGCTTGATGATGCGTCTTTGTCAGGGAATAGCAACACCGCTATTGGTAGCACTGCACTTTCAGCACATACAACAGGTGCAAATAATACGGCTGTGGGTCGCTATGCTCTTGAATCAAATAGTACGGCATCTAACAATACAGCAGTAGGTCTTGCGACTTTGCAAAATAATACTACAGCAAACAACAACACCGCTGTGGGTTATGCGGCATTGAACTTAAACACCACTGGCATAGGAAACGTGGCTGTTGGTCAAGCTGCGTTGGACGCTAACACTACCGCTAATTACAATGTGGCCGTTGGACTTCAAGCGGCTAGTGCTAATACAACCGCCGCTGGTATCACGGCAATCGGATACAACGCACTTTTGTCAAACACCACTGGCGCAAACAATACGGCTGTTGGAAGACAAACTTTGGATGCCAACACCACTGGCGAACAGAATGTTGCGCTTGGTCAGTATGCTCTTAGCGCAAACACAACCGCATCCAACAACACTGCGGTTGGGCATCAAGCCCTTCTTTCAAACACCACTGGTTCAGAGAATACCGCTGTTGGCTCACTTGCGCTTGATAACAACACTACTGGGACTAACAACACCGCTGTCGGTGCCTCCGCGCTTGGTGCAAACACCACTGGCACTAGAAATCATGCGTTTGGCAGATCCGCTTTGCAAAACACAACAACTGGAAATTTTAATACTGCCGTTGGTTATACATCACTTCTTTCAAACACCACCGCTAGTTATAACACAAGCGTTGGCGATAGTTCGCTATATGCAAACACAACAGGTGCTTACAATACCGCACTTGGTTTTCAGGCGTTAGCTGCAAACACCACTGCAAACAACAACACAGCATTAGGATTTCAGGCGTTAGTTGCAAACACCACTGGTTCTGAAAATACCGCTGTAGGTACATATGTAATGGATAGCAATACCACGGGTGCAAATAATACCGCACTGGGGTATCAAACCCTTCATACAAATACC